TTTCAATATGCCGGATGGCAAAGTCATCACTGTTTCAGGTGGCGTTATCACTGAGATAACCGATGCACCAGAAGAAACAGAAGACAGTGAAAAAGATCAGAAAATCAGTGACCTTGAAAAGCAGGTCAATGAACTGACCGAGCAATTGGCAGCCGTTAACGCTGCGAAAGATGCTTTTGAAGTAGAAAAAACGGCACTCGCTACATCACAGGCAGAAGCCTCGGCCCTTGTTGAAGAACTGAGGGCAATAAAAAACGAGTGGAAGCCCGAAGGCCGGAGCCAGGTAAATGGAACCACAAACGAAAAAGCCCTTGACTTGGACAGGGTTAAAGCAATTCTTGCAGAAATCAACAAAAAATAATCAAAAATGGCAGCAGCAATCAATCTTTCAGCACTTACATTCTCGGCAGACCAGCTCCGCCAGATGAATGAACTTCTCGTCAAGGCAACCCTTGAGTCGCCTGACCTTTCTCTTTTTCACGAACTCGCAACCGGGATTAAAAATGACAAGGAAATCGGCATAATCCCCGGCACACTTGGCCTTATGGGGAAAGCAGCACAGGGATGTGACCCGACAGCCGACACGCTCACTGACACCGCTGTCCTGAAGACATGGACACCAAAAAGGATCGAAGTCATAATCGACCAGTGCGCAACCGACATCGCCACTTCAATGGCAAAACTGTCACGCAAACTCGGAATTGAGGTTAATGACCTGACAAACACTGAGTACTTTGCATTCCTGCTCGACCTGCTTTCAAAGGACATCCCCAAAATGATCCTGCGTCACGCATGGATGGGTAACCAGGCAGCCGCTAACGTGAATGACAGCCCCGCCGGGGTGCTTACAGCCGGAGTCAATGAGGCTTATTTCAACGTTATCAACGGATTCTTCTATCAGCTTGGCGTTATTTATGCCGCTGACAGCAACAGGAAAAGTGCTATTTCAGCAAACGCACAGGCAACTAGGGCCCTGCAGTTCTCTTCCTTCGCAGCAGCAGACGCACTTGCAGCACTAAACGCTGTTGTAGATGGTGCAAAAGCTGAACTCGCAATACAGCCGGACAGGGTACTGCTTGTCACCAGGTCAGTAGCTCAGAAAGCATATAGGGCACTTCAGGCCGCCGGTCTTGCTTATAAGATCGAGCTTCAGTCAAACGGCTTTGAGCTTGCCATGTGGGACGGAATACCCATGTACACCGTACCGCTGTGGGATGCCTGGATCGAGGCTTATGAAAACAACGGCACGAAATTGAACAACCCGCACAGGATTGTTTACACGACAAAATCGAACCTGGTAATCGGGATGGAAGGGACCACGCTGTTTGACAACGTGAATACTTTCTACGACCAGAAGTCGAGGTACAACAGGATTGAGGTGTCCGACGCATTTGATGTGAAAGTGCTGAATGATGAGCTTGTTCAGGTAGGCATCTAAGAAAGGAGGCGTACATGGCAACTTGCAGCAAAATAGCATCAGACATTCTGTACAACTGCTCGCAGATGGTGGCGGGTATCAAAGACATGGCATATCTTATTAATATCGACGATATTGACAAAGATAGCTGCGCTTTTGATCCTGATAATCCAACACTGCTGACACAGCTTGTACTGAAGACAGCAAGTCCAGAGCTGAAAGCATACCAGCTCGAGGGACACAACTACTCGAATGAACACGACACTGCACTTGTGAAGGGCCGTTACTACAACTCATGGGATCATAACTTCCGCTTCCGGATCTTCGACAACACCCCGGATGAGAAGCTTTGGATCAAAAACGCTCTCGAAGCTCGTTTCGTTATCATTCAGGAAAACAACTACTCGAATCTTGCATCACCTGCAGGCCGGACAGTGTTTGAAGTTCTCGGATGGGATTTCGGACTGGAGATAAAAGAGTGTGTGAGGGTAGCCGCTGATCAGGAACTTGCCGGAGGCTGGAACCTTTTGGCAGGATGCAGTGAAACGATGAAGGAGTCAATGCCGCCGCTGGCATACTTCGCAGGTGGTTCAATCACCGCAACCCGTGCAGCAATAGCATCTCTACTGTAACTAAAAAAGGGGGCTGAAATATGCCCCTTCTTTTTATGTTTGAACAAATTAAATCTTTCGCACGTGCGTACATAGCAGGCGAAGTAACACCTGAGAGACGAAACCTAATCAGTAAAGCATATTTCAAATTGACAGGCGAAAAGCTGCGCACCCATTGCAGCACCTGTTACATTGAAGCAATATTCATAATTTTAAGAAAAATGGAAAAGCAACCGTGCCGCTACAGGCTAAAAAAAGGAGCTGTATTACAGGCTTTTGGCGATGAAAGCAAGATCGCTACAAACGACAATCTGACTGATGAACTTGCACAGTGGCACCTTGCACATACAAGGGGGGCCGCTTCATTGTTTGCCATTATGCCTGAGGCCCCGCCGGAAGATCAGGAACTTGAAATAGTACCGGCAGAGAAAACTGAACCCGTTAAACGCACTCGCAAACCGAGGAATAAATGAAAGTAAGTGCCGCTGTCACAGCCCCGAGGGTTGAGCAGAATCAGTATATCACTTCAAAACGCATTAAGTCTTACGGGCAGAATAACGACTATCCCCAAAAGATAATCCAGATAATTGGGTCTTCCGGCACTGGCCAGGTGTGTACTGATATTTACAGCAAGTTCATTGAGGGGGCAGGTTTTGTCGATGTTACTTTAGCCGAAACGGTGCTAAATGACCGCAAGGAAAGGACAAACGGGCTACTTCGCAAATGTGCTAAAGACCTTAGGAAGTTTAACGGGTTTGCTATGCTTGTCAAATACAATGCACTTGCAGAGCCGGTTGAATTCTATAACATACCCTTTGAACATTGCAGGATTGAGATTGACAACAAGAAGTGTTATACAGGCAGGATTGCCGTTCATCCGGACTGGACAAGTCAGAAAGGATTGCCGTTTGACAAAAAGGACATAAAGTACATTAACAGGTATGAACCGATAAATGTGCCTGGTGAAATGATCGCCGCCGGTGGTCCTGTCAATTACCTCGGGCAGGTAATGTATTTCACCGCTGATGGTGACTTTGAATATCCAGTTTGTCCCTTCGATGCTGTGGTGACTGATATGCTGACAGAGGAAAGTGTAAGCACTGTTAAGCATCGTAACGCTAAGTTCAATTTTCTGCCCTCAGGGATCCTTGTAAGGAAGGGAATTAAACCCGGCACACTGGATGAGGACGAAACAAGTAACGCGACTTCAGCAGAGGAAATTAAGCGGATGCAGGGCGATGCTAATACATCTAAGATATGGGTTGTAGATGTAGATGCTGATGAGGAGAAACCGGAGTTTATACCGTTCAGTGCTGCTAATTATGACAGGCAGTATGAATTAACTGAGAGAACGGTACAAGAGAATATCGGTCGTATGTCAATGATACCTCCGATTCTCAGGGGTGTTGACGTGGGTGCTGGTTTTGGTGCCGAGTTAGTTCGACAAGCATATAATTATATGAATAGTATTACGGGCAATGAGAGGATGATGTTAGAATTAGCTTTTAAAAATTTACTTGAATTTTATTCGATTAAATTTACTAATTTTACTATAAAGCCTCTTGAATATGTATATTATGATACTCCTCAGAATCCCTGATTATAATTAACCATTATGAAGATAAGCGGGATATACTCTGAGGACACGCTACGAAAGATAAAAGATGCGCGTAGCAAACAAATATTTTCACAAGAAACACAAGATAAAAAAAGTGAGTCTATGAAAAATACATTAGCTCTTAAAAAAATGAAGCAGCTAAATTTAAACTAAATGATAGCACTTGTAACACTTACCGACTTAGCTGCTTATAAGTATGTAGCTGACAGCGTAAAGAATTCTGCTATCTGGCCGCAATTCGTTACTGAGGCGCAGCAACTGGACGTTAAACACTGGTTGGGTGACGCGCTGTTAAACGAGATATGCACTCAGGCCGCAACGTCACCGGAAAGTATTAGTTCACTGAACGAAATACTATTAGCCGGGGGAAGTTACGTTTACCAGGGTAATACTTATTTGTTTCAGGGATTAAAGGCCGCGATTATTTATTATGCTTTTGCACGCTTTACAAGCCGTTTGCCGTACAATTACACTCAGGCAGGGTTGACGGTTAAGGACACTGATTTCAGCACTCCTGCAAGCGATAAGGCGGTACAGAGGTTATCTACTGAAGCAATGTTAACGGCTGCATCAATTAAGGATGAAGTTGTACTTTATTTGAAAAGGAATTCAAGCTCTTACCCTCTGTTTAAATGTTCAAATACAGCAGGCAGGGCGAGGACATTTTATGTTATTGGAGACTAAATACTAAACGACATGATACCAATTAGCAACATTACATTTGAAAAACTTATTGCAGCCACTACTCTGGCAGCGGATTACACTGACAAACAGGGTTTCTTTTTCCGCGCCACTACTGGCGGAGATGTAAAGTATGACCCTCTTGATAATCCTGATGGAGATTACATCACAAAAACTATCGAAGGAAATGCACTGTTCACTGATCCTGTGAGAGCTAAGAAGATTTACGCATCAGGAACAACTGCTGAAGGAATTTATATTGGAAAGGGAGTTTAAGATAAAAAGACATGGGAATAAGAATAGGTATCGGGAACGTAAGGATAGGGAGTTCGGGGGGCGGTACATTTTGGGGTTCAAGGTTGTTTGATTCGGGAGATGGCACAACTTTAAATACTTCAAAATGGACGGTCACAAATCCTACAACAACAGGAGTTGAGTTTGAGCAAAGGAACGCAGTTGTTATGCACTCCCTTAATGTAGGCAATACAGGTGCTTATGCCAATAATATAAA